TGCAAACCCTGTATCCAATAACATTAAAGACATAGAAAACTTAACATATTTTGACAGAACAGCATGGTTAAGCTCATTAGCTGCAAGTGAATGGCATAAAGATGAGATGGACAAGTGCTGGGATAGACTAAAAGGACAATTAGATGGCATTTACAACTTATAGTAGCTTTGTAACTACAGTAGAAAGTTACTTAGCACGAACAGACTTGACAAGCGTCATACCTGACTTTATTCAAATGGCACAGTTAAGAATGACTCGTGACTTAAGAACAGAAAGAATGTTAAAAGTAGCTACAACTACTCCTACAGATAGCAAGGTAGCATTTCCTACTGACTTTTTAGAGTTAAGAGAGATGCACTTTCAGGGTAACCCACCTATTTTGTTAGAGTTCCAAACACCTGACTTGTTTTTCCGTAATGGTCAAACAACATTATCAGGTCGTTCACATTATTTTACAATGTTAGGCACAGAGTTTCAGTTTGCACCTACTCAAGATACAGATTACACCATTCAAATTTTATACTATGCTCAACCTACATTTATTTCTAGCACAATATCTAGTAACTTGTTCTTAGCATACTACCCAGACGCTTTACTTTACGCCACATTAGCAGAAGCAGAACCTTATTTAATGAACGACCCTAGAGTAACAACATGGTCAGCATTATACGATAGAGCAATTGCTAATATCAAAACAAGTGACTTAGGTCAAACATACGCATACACCACATTAAACGTAACACCAAGATAAAGGAAAAACATCATGGCAGAAATGAGCAACTTTTTAGAGAACGCACTTTTAAACGCCACTCTAAACGCAACAACATACACAGCACCAGCAACAGTATACGTATCACTATGGACTTCAGACCCTACAGACGCAGGTAGTGGTACAGAAGTTAGCACATCTGGTACTGGCTATGCTAGAACAGCAGTATCATTTGCAACAGCTTCTGGTACATCTGGTAATGTATTAAATGATGCAGACGTTACATTCCCAACAGCAACAGCTTCATGGGGAACAGTAGGCTGGATTGGTATTAATGATGCTGCTACTTCAGGTAACTTACTTTACCATACAGCATTGGATACGTCTAAAACTATTGACTCTGGTGACATCTTTAAGATTTCAACAGGCAACCTTTCAGTTACATTAGCGTAAGGATAACTTATGGCTCTCGTAGTCAAAGATAGGGTACAGGAAACAAGTACAACTACAGGCACAGGTACGTTTACGCTTGCTGGTGCAGTGACTGGCTTCCAGTCATTCTCTGCCATAGGTGATGGTAATACTACTTACTACGCTATCGTAGGTGGTGCAGAATGGGAAGTAGGTCTAGGTACTTATACATCTTCAGGCACTACTTTAGCTCGTAATACTATATTAGAGTCTAGCAATGGTGGCACAGCAGTAAACTTTAGTGCAGGCACAAAGAATGTATTTGTCACTTATCCTGCCGAAAGGTCTGTAGATACAGAAACTCCACAAACAATTACAAATAAAACAATTAGTCCATCTCAAGTATCAGACCAAACAAATACATCAACAGGGTATTTTTATTTGCCTTTAGGTACAACAGCGCAAAGACCTGGAAGCCCTGTAGAAGGAATGACTAGGTTTAATACAAGCATAGGCTCTCCTGAGTGGTATTCATCAATAACAGAATCATGGGTTAAATATAGTTTCGTAGTGCCTCTTTCTATTACTTATTTGGTTCAAGGCGGTGGTTCATCTGGTGCGCCAGGAACAAACGGAGTTCAGTTTGGTGGTGGTGGTGCAGCCGGAATATTAAGAACAGGTAGTGCTACATTAACTGCTGGTTCTACATATACAGTTACTGTAGGTGGTGGTGGTGCTGCTAAAACAGGCAGCAACACTTCAGGAAACGTAGGCTCAAGTTCAGTATTAAGTGGCTCAGGCATAGCAACTGTAACAGCAACAGGTGGCAATGCTCCAAGCACAGGTACAGGCGGTTCAAATGCTGACTATTCAGGCGGTAGCAGAAGTGCGCCATTTGCTGGTAGTGGTGCAGGAGCAGCAGGAAGTGGTGGAAATAATGGTGGTATTGCTGGCACATCATCAATTACAGGCTCTTCTCAAAGTTATGGCGGTGGTGGCGGTGGTTATGATGGCTCACCAGGAACAGGTGGTGGTAATGCAGGTACTACTGGCGGTGCAGGTGATGTAAATACAGGCTCTGGTGGTGGAGGCGGAGTAAATGCTAATGCAACTTCAGGAGCTGGTGGTTCAGGCGTGGTAATTATTTCTATACCAACAGCACAATATACCGGAACTACAACAGGGTCTCCAACAGTTACAACATCTGGCTCTAAAACTATTATTAAATTTACATCTAGTGGGAGTTATACAGCATGAGTCACTTTGCTAAAATTTTAAATGGAAAAGTTACTCAAGTAATTGTTGCTGAAGCAGACTTTTTTAAACCGTTTAATGATGCAACTGCTGGCGAGTGGGTTCAGACATCATACAACACACATGGTAATCAACATCCAGAAGGCAGACCTTTAAGAGGTAACTACGCTGGTATTGGTTATACATACGACTCTACTAATGACGTATTCTACGCACCACAACCATTTCCATCATGGACATTAAACAATACAACATGGTTATGGGAAGCACCTGTAGCATATCCTACAGACGGTAAAGATTATAAATGGAATGAGTCCATTACTAACTGGGAAGAAGTAACACTTTAAGGAGCAATAAATGTTTGGCATTTCATCCTTTTCCCAAGCTCCTTTTAGCTCATTAGCAGTAAGTGGTCAGATAGTCACTGCTTCTGCTGCCATAACAGCAGACGCAACCGTATCTGCATCAGGAATACGCTTTAGAACATCTGCAGCAAGTATAAACGCTACTGCAACAGTTACAGTTACAACAAGCGGTGCATTAGTATTTGGTAGTGCAGTTATAAATGGCTTTGCAGACGTATCTGCTATAGCTACAAGAACACAGTTTGGTAGTGGTGCAATATTCGCAGAAGCTATAGTATCTGCTACTGGCGGTTCTATAGCATTAGCATCAGCAAGTATCACAGCAACAGGAACGGTCACAGCATTAGGTTCATTGTTAATAGGTGGTAACGCTTCTATCACAGCCAATGCTACAGTTACAGCTAATGGCTTCCGTATACTATCAGGCATAGGTTCTATTACAGGAATTGCTACAGTATCAGCACTTGGTGGTTTAATAAATTCAGGTAATGCACAAGTAAACGCCTTTGCTATCGTAACTGCAAGTTCTAACGCTATATTTGCAGGCTTTGCTTATGTAGAAGGTATAGGAAGTGTAACAGCTAAAGGCACAAGACAAGGCGAAGGATGGACACCGGTAGTTCCAGGCACAGAAACATGGACACCAGTAGCAGCAGGTTCAGAAACATGGTCTGCAATATCACCTTCTTCAGATACATGGACAGAAATTACAGCAGGAACAGAAACTTGGACTGATACTACTCCAAGTAACGATATATGGTTAAGACAAGGATAAAAGATGGCAAAAACCAAAATTTCAGAATTTAGCGCAACGTCAGCAGATAATACAGATATAACCAATATCAATATTGCTGAAGGTTGTTCACCAGCTAACGTAAACAATGCTATTCGTAGCTTAATGTCGTTACTTAAAAACCAACAAGATGGTTCTAGTGGTGACCCATTTACAGTAGCAGGTACATTAGTTGCATCAGGTACACTAGATGTTACAGGTGCATTTAAACTAGACGGAACTGCAGGTGCTTCTGGTCAAGTTATTGTTTCAGCAGGCACAGGTACTCCTACATGGGGAAGTGGTTTTCCTAGTGGCGGTATTATTATGTGGTCAGGAACTATTGCAACTATTCCTAGCGGTTGGTTATTATGTAATGGCTCTAGTGGTACTCCAGACTTGCGTAATAGATTTGTTATTGGCGCATTTTCTGATGACTCTGGTACAGCTAAAACAACAGTTACAGGTACTTCTACACAAACAGGTGGTACTAAAGATGCTATTGTAGTATCTCATACTCATACTGCAACAGTAACAGACCCAGGTCATTTTCACACTCAGGCTTGGTCAAGTGGAACTAATGGAACTACATCTTCAGGTTCTGGACTTAATCCATTAACAGGAGATACAGGTTCAAAAACAACAGGTATTACAGTAGCAAACTCTACAGAAGGTTCTAGCGGTACTAATCAAAACCTACCACCATACTACGCACTTGCATTTATTATGAAGTCCTAATATGCCTACACAACGCATAGCATTTAAAGAATGGTTACCAGACCAACCTAGCATACTAGACTCTGTGTCAGAAGCTAACAATGTAATTCCTTTAGCTATAGGATATGGTCCGTTTAAGTCATCAGTAAACTATTCAGGCACAGCTTCAGAAGCACTTAATAATTGCTTTGCTACTAAACTAGACAATGACGTATTTATCTTTGCTGGTGGTGCTACTAAACTATTTAAAGTAGACAATACTGACTTATCTTTAGTAGACGAGTCTAAGTCAGGCGGTTATACAGGAACAAATAGATGGCAATTCTTACAGTTTGGTAACTTAGCACTTGCCTCTAATGGCTCTGAAAAGATACAAGCGTATGACGTAAACAGCTCTACAGCTTTTGCAGATGCAAGTTCAGATGCACCTATCGCTAAATACATTACAGCAGTTCGTGACTTTGTAGTCGCAGCTAATATTGGTGCAGGTACTACTCCTAACAAGGTGCAATGGTCAGGAATTAATGATGCAAGCACTTGGACTACAACAGCAACTTCACAAAGTGACTTCCAATTGCTCCCTGACGGTGGTGACATTACCGGTATTGTAGGCGGTGAGTTTGGTATTGTATTCCTAGAAAAAGCCATTGTCAGAATGTCATATATTGGTTCACCGCTTATATTCCAATTTGACACCATATCTCGTAACGTAGGATGTATAGAAGGCAATTCTATTGCACAATACTCTGGCACAGCTTACTTCTTATCAGATGATGGTTTCTATGCTACTAATGGTCAAACACTAAATGGTATTGGTTCAGAAAAGGTAGATAGATACTTCTTTAACAACGCTAACATTGGTGACATTGACTCTATATCAGCAGCAGTAGACCCTGAACGTAACTTAGTTATTTGGAATTATGGCAACGTATCCGGTGGTCGTTCACTACTTATCTATAACTTTGAAACACAAAAATGGTGTGAAGCAGATACAGATGTAGACTATTTATCTACACTAGCTACTCCAGGTGCAACATTAGATGGTCTTGACTCTGCTTACAATGTAACAGCAGGTGCATTTGTAGCCACAAAACAATATACTATTAGAACAGTAGGTTCAACAGACTTTACTCTTATAGGTGCAGTTGCTAATACAGTAGGTGTATTATTTACAGCTACAGGTGCAGGTTCAGGTACAGGTGTAGCCATAGATATGGCAGCATCCGCAGCAGCACTCAAG